CAACCACTTCTCCCCCCCCCTTGCGGGAGGGGCCGGCGGAGGGGGGAAGCCGCACCATCACTGCCCCGGCCCCGCCGTCGCCCCTTGCCGCGCCCGCCCTCCAGAAGCCCCAGACTCCGACAGCGCCTTCCCCACTCCCCTCGCGGGGGAGGCCGGGGGAGGAAACCAACCGCTCGATCCTTCCACCCATGGCGAGCGAGCCGGCCGCTTCCCCGCGCCATGCGTCTCCGTCCGTCGCGGCCCTGGTTAGCCCGCCACCGCCATCCGCTCAGCCGCAACGTCCGCCAGTCCCGCCGCCCCTCCCCTCGCGCCCGGAGCCAGCGGGAGAACGCGCGCTCCCGCTCCCAACCCCACGCGCCCCGCCGCCACCGCCGCGTCCCCAAGCGCCGGCGCAGGCAGCCCCCATCGCGCTGGCGCCCACGACCACGCCCACCTCTGCCGCCCCCACCCGCCGCGAGCCCGAACCCGCCGGACCCACGCACGGCGATGTGTTCCTCGACGGCAGCCGGGTCGGCACCTGGCTGTCCGAGCACCTGGCCCGCGCCGCCGCCCGTCCCCAGGCCGGGGCGACCGGTGTCGATCCCACGCTGACCCCGGCGTGGCCTGGAACCCTGCAACAGTGAACCGGGCACCCTCCCCATGAACGGCTCCCTGCTCCTCGGCCCGGTCTTCTTCCTGGACTTCGAGGTCCCCGAACGCATCGCCTTCGGCGGCGGCCAGCGCCTCGCCATCCACCGCCTCCCCGGCGGCGGACGGGTGATCGACGCGATGGGGCGCGACGATGCGGACCTCGTATGGTCAGGCATCTTCACCGGCCCCGAAGCCGCCGACCGCGCCCGCCTGCTGGACGCGCTGCGGGTCCAGGGCGCGGTACTGCCGCTGACCTGGGACGCGTTCTTCTACTCGGTCGTGATCGCCCGCTTCGACGCCGAATACGCCCATCCCAATTGGGTGCCCTACAAAATCACCTGCACGGTCCTGCGCGATGAGGCGACGGGCGTCGCCGCTCCCGTCACCGATCTGAGCGGCAGTGTGTTCGCCGATCTCGCAAGCGCGGGCCGCGCGATCGATACCACCGCCGCCACCGTGGCCCTCGCCGCCGCCGGTGCGACAAGCCGGGGCACGGCCACTTACGCAGCCGCCACGACCGCGGTCTCCGCCCTGGCCACGCAGCTCAACGCGGCCGCCGCCACCGCGGAGGCCACGCTGTCGGCCACGCCGCTCAACACCGCCACCGGCCTCACCCAGGCCGCCGACGCAGCGGGCACGTTGGCCGCCGCCACCCGGGCCTCGGGCTACGTCGCCCGCGCCGCCGTCAACCTCGCCAACGCCAGCACCTGAGAGGCGCGATGCGAACCCTCACCACCGCCGGCGGCAACCTGTTCGCCATAGCCGCCATCGAACTCGGCGACGCGACGCAATGGATCCGCATCGCCGCGCTCAACAACCTCTCCGACCCGATGCTGCAAGGCGTCGTCACGCTCGACCTGCCCGACACCGACCCGAACGCCGGAGGCGGCATTGCCAGCCAATGACGGCTCCGTCCTGCGCCAACCGACGCTGATCGTGCTCGCCAACGGCATACCGCTCGCCGCCCCGCTCGCCAGCCAGATCGTCAGCAACAATCATCACGCAGCCGACCGCTTCCACGTCACCGCCGTCCTCCCCGCGCCGCCGGACGCCGCGATGTGGGCGGCGACCGCCCCCATCGCCATCGATATCCGTATCGGACTGGACGGGAGCCCGCCGGTCAGCCTGATCCAAGGCAATGTCGACAGCGTCGAGATCGACGCGCTCACCGGCCGACTCACCATAGAGGGACGCGACCAAACGGCCGCCCTGATCGAGGCGCGCACGCAGGAGACCTTCGCCAACCGCACCTCCAGCGAAATCGCCGCGCTGCTGGCCGCCCGCCACGGGCTCCTGCCCGATGTCGCGCCCACCACCACGCCGGTCGGTCGATACTGGCAACTGGAACATGACCGCATCACGCTCGACCAGTTCAGCCGCGCCACAACCGAATGGGACCTGCTGACGGCCCTCGCCGCGCATGAGGGGTTCGATGTCTGGGTCAGCGACACCACGCTGCATTTCCGGCCTGCCGCCTCCGCCGCCGCGAACCCGGCGCCCTCGGCCACGCTCGCGGCGGTGGCCACCGCGTTCGGCCCCGCCAACGTGACCGCCCTGCGACTCGAACGCGCCCTCACCCTCGCCGGCGCGATCCAGGTCACGGTGAAAAGCTGGCACAGCCGCATGGGTACGGCCTGCGTGCAGAGCGTAAGTAGCGGCAAGGGCGGTAGTCCACGAGACTACGTCTACATCGCACCCAATCTCACGCCCGATGCGGCGCTGAGGCTGGCAAACATCAAACTGGCCGAACTCGCCAAACACGAGCGCGTCGTCGTCGCCGAAATGCCCGGCGAACTGACCCTGAAGCCACGCATGTCCGTCGCGGTCGCCGGCACCGGCACCGCGTTCGATCAACTCTACTGGATCGACGAAATCACACGCTCGCTGGACTGGCGACACGGCTTCACCCAACGCATCCGCGCCCGCAACGTCACCGCCGCCGCGGCAATGGCGCAAGGAGGCTGAACTTCATGGAGCGCTTCCTCAATGCGGTGAAGTCGCATGCCGCCGCACTCGATCACGGCATGGGCCAGCCGCGCTTCGGCCTCGTCACCAGCGTCGATCCGCAGCGTTATGCCGCACGCGTCGCGTTGCAGCCCGAGGGGGTGATCACCGGCTGGCTGCCTATCGCCACGCCCTGGGTTGGCTCCGGCTGGGGCCTCGTCTGCCCGCCCGCGCCCGGCGACCAGGTGCTGGTACTACCGCAGGAGGGCAACGCCGAGCATGGCGTGATCGTCGGCCTCAGCTTCTCCGACCGCGCCCGCCCGCCGCAGAACGCGCCGGCAGGGGAGTTCTGGCTGGTGCATCGCAGCGGAACCTCGTTGAAACTCGCCAACGACGGCACGGTGCGCATCAATGGAGACCTGCACGTCGCGGGCGATGTCTATGACAGCGCCGGATCGCTCTCCCGACTGCGCGGCCATTACGACCAGCACACCCATCCCGGTTCCGCCAGCACGCAGCCGTCTCCCCAGGACTGAACAAATATGTCCGATCTGTCCCACCTGTTCGGCTCCGATCTCGCGATCGGACCAACCGGCGACCTCGCCTGGGCCGCCGGCACGGCTCTCGGCCAGCAGCGCGTACTCAAACGCCTGCTCACCAATCCAGGCGACTACATCTGGCAGCCCGATTACGGCGCCGGCCTCGCGCAATTCATCGGCCAGCCGGCACAGGCGAACCAGATACGCGCGGTGATCCGCAGCCAGGTGTTCAAGGAAGCCTCCGTCGCCCGCACGCCCGAACCGGCCATCGACGTGGCGTTCGACGAAACCGGTACCTTCTCCGTCCAGCTCCGCTACGCCGACGCGGCAACGGGGCAAACGCAATTGCTGAGTTTCTCGGCGTCGTAACCACACCGCCCCGCACATAGGCGTCCCATGCAGCTCCAGCTTCAGACCTTCACAGCCCTGGTGGGCAGCACCGTCGCCGCCATCCAGGGAGCAGCAACGCAGCTGCTTGACCTCACGGTCGGCTCCACCCTGCGCGCCATCGTCGAGGCGAATGCCTCGCTCGCGCTGTGGATGCAGTGGCTGATGGTGCAGGTGCTACGCACCACCCGCGCGGCCACCTCGCAGGGACCGGATCTCGACACCTGGGTGGGCGATTTCGGCGTCGCCCGGGTGGGCGCCGTCGCGGCCGGCGGCAACCTCGTGTTCGCCCGCTTCAGCCCGGTCGCCGCCTCGTTCGTCCCCACTGGCACGCTGGTCAAAACGTCGGACGGCACGCAGTCCTTTACCGTCATCGCCGATGACACCAACCCCGCCTGGTCGCCCAGCCAGGGCGGCACCCAAAGCGGCTACGCCGTCGCCGCCGGCACCTCGTCCGTCACGGTGCCAGCCCTCGCCGCCACACCCGGCGCGGCAGGGAACGTGCAGCCCGCCACGATCACGCTCATCGCGGCAGCGGTTCCGGGTATAGACACTGTCACCAACCCGGCCGCCTTTGCCAGCGGGCTGGACGCGGAAAGCGACGCGGCCCTGCGCAGCCGGTTCGCTCTCTTCCTCGCGGGCCTCGCCCGCGCCACGCCCGCCGCCATCGCCTACGCCGTGGCCTCCACCCGGCAGGGCCTCTCCACGCTGCTATTGGAGAATCAGACGCCCGACGGCGCCGCTCGGCCCGGCACGTTCACCTTCATCGTCGATGACGGCAGCGGCAACCCACCGGCCCCGCTACTGACAGCCATCTCCGCCGCCATCGAGGCGGTGCGTCCGCTTGGCGCGAGCTACGCCGTACAGCCGCCAACGGTGCTGCGCCCCACCGTCGCTATGAGCATCGCCACCTCCCCCTCGGCTAGCCACGCCGCCGTCGTGGCCGAGGTTGCCGCCGCGCTCGCCGCCGCGATGAACCAATTGCCCATC